CAAGTGACACCTAAATCATTGAGCGAAGAATTAAGCGTTTGGTCAGAAACTGGAGAAATCGAGACGCTCATTATTGTAATGAAAACCAAAGACGGTGAAGTTAATACAGCTTATAGTCACTCAGTTAACACAGAATTTATCGGAATGCTTGAAGTGGCTAAATTGACAATTATAGATGAAACGTTTTAGAGACTTGTCCGAAATGACGTTAAACTAATTTAAATCAATCGTACAAGGGTTTTGCGAATAACTTAATAGAAACATATACAATCAGCGTCAAAGGGCTTATATAGCGTTTTGGGGCTTATTTGTCGTGTTTCTATAAGTTGCGAGTAAGGCGTTTGTGGGATGGGAGGAAATTTAATGTTAAAAGATAAGTGGTTGAAATTAGATATTCAGCATTTTGCAGAAGAAGTTCAAGAAGCCGAAGAAGGCGGTCAAGAAGCAACTGTTCCGACTGAAGAAGAAATTCAAAAGAGGATTGAGTCTGAATCGGATCGTAAGCTTGCCAGCGCATTAGAAAAGAAGCAAAAAGAATGGGAATCGCTGACTGAACAAAAGATTCAAGAAGCCATTGCTGAAAAAGAACGACTTTCCAAACTATCCGAAAAGGATCGCAAGGATGAAGAGTTGTCAAAGCGTGAAAAGGAACTCGCTGACCGCTTGGCAGAGATTGAGCGTAAAGAATTAAAGGCAGATGCTATTTCCGATTTGAGTGAAAAAGGACTTCCAGCAGAATTTGCAGATTTCTTGCTTGCTGAAGATGCTGAAAAGACATTAGAAAATATTAATAATTTTAAAACGGCATTCGATGATGCAGTAAATAATGCTGTTAAAGAAAAGTTAAGACAAGAAACACCATCCGCGGGCGGCGGAACAATTAGCAAGAGCCAAGCGACATCTGTTGCTGAACTTGCACAAAAACATAGATTAATTAAATAGGAGTGATTTTATAATGGTAGCAACATTTAATCCGGATAACGTTTTACTACAAGATGCAAAAACAGGTGCGATTCCACAGGAGCAAGGTTCATTAATCTTAAACGAAGTAATTTCCAATTCAGTGATGATGCAGCTTGCAAAGTACGAAGAAATGACAAAGCAAAAGAAAACGTTCAACTATCTAGCAGAAGGTGTTGGCGCTTACTGGGTAGGAGAAGGTGAAATCATTCAGACGAGCAAGCCACAATGGCTTACAGCTTCAATGGAAGCGAAGAAGTTAGGTGTAATTGTTCCGGTATCTCGTGAATTCCTAACTTATACGATGACTGACTTCTTTACGGCTGTTCGTCCGTTAATCGCTGAAGCGTTTTACAAGAAGTTTGATGAAGCAACTATTCTGAACGTGGACAACCCATTCACGCAGTCTTTACAACAATCAGCAGAAGCTGCCGGGCATGTTATTGAAGGTGAGCTGAACTATGAAACGCTTATGGAATTATACGGCGTACTAAACGATGCTGACCACGATCCGAACGCATTTATTTCTAAGCGTACAAATAATAGTGCATTTCGCGGAATTGTTGAAACAGTTGGTAATAACAGCGTTCCATTATATGACCGCAATGCGAACACGCTTGATGGCATTCCAATTGCGAATCTTAAATCTAACGAATTGCTAAAAGGTGAGTTGTTCGGCGGAGATTTCGACTTCGCTCGTTACGGCATCCCGTACAACCTAAACTATGCAATTTCTGAAGAAGCTCAACTCTCTTCAATCGTGGGCGAAGATGGAAATCCAGTTAATCTATTCGAACGTGAGTTGATTGCAATCCGTGCGACTATGGACGTTGCTTTCATGGTACTTAAAGATGATGCATTCGGAAAAATCGAGCCTGGCACTAACCCAGAAGGAGCATAAAAGGAGGAGTAAACATGGCTTACAAGGTAATTGAACCGTTTACTGATTTACAAGATAATAATCACGTTTACTACAAAGGCGATACTTTCCCAAGAAAAGGTAAGGTGTCAGAGGAAAGAGTTGCTGAATTATCTTCTACCAATAATAAGCGTAAAACAGTCCTTATCGAACGTGTGGAAGAATATCCAGTCCACACGGGTGGAGGATATTATGAACTTTCAAATGGCGAAAAGGTGCAAGGGAAAGACGCGGCAAATGAAGCAGAAAAAGCACTGAAAGAGTGAGGTGTTTTAAATGCTTGAACGAATCAAAACGCTCTTAGGTATTACAGATAACCTACAAGACGATGTACTAACCATAATCATAGAAAACGTAGAGGAACATCTCACCTATTTGCTAGGAAGGGATGTTCCTTCTAATTTGCAGTTTATTGTTACGGAGATATCGGTCATGCGTTTCAATAGGTTGGGTGGCGAAGGAATGAAGTCAAAACTTGTGGAGGGTCATAGAACGGACTTCCACGATCCGAAAGATGACTTCGAACCTTATCTATCCATCATTGAAAATGAAGCGAATAAGGATAAAGAAACCACTCGGCGTGGAAAGGTGATGTTTCTATAATGCGATACATTGACCGTGTTGTATTCATCACTGAAACAGAAGGTGGCTTCAATCCCGATACAGGCAATCACGATGAGCCTATTGAGCATTCCGAAATAAAACCATGCCATATATCGACTATTGGTGTAGAGCGGTCTGCAAGGTTATTTGGTGAGATTGACACGAGCGTTATTGTTGTCAGGTTGCAAAGACCATATAACAAGCCTATTGACCGTGTGGAGATACCTAATGGGCAATATAAAGGCGAGTATCGACTTAAAGAACGCATTCCACATCGGACGGAATCAGTTTTCTATTTGGAGGGTGTGCAATGATTGAGATTAAAGGCATGGAGCCGCTGATTGCTAAACTTCAAAAAGGCATTGAGCTTAAAGAAGCACGGGAAGTCGTGAAGATGAATGGTGCGGAATTGCATCAGAATGCGCAAAAGCTCTCCCCTGTAGACACAGGACACTTGAAGCGAAGTATAACCATAAGGATTAGCGATGGTGGGTTGGTTGCGGAAGTAAAGCCTACTGCCGACTATGCGCCATACGTTGAATTTGGCACACGGTTTATGGCTGCCCAACCTTTCATCAGGCCAAGCTATCATAATCAAAGGAAAAAGTTCTTAGACGACTTGAAACGTCTCATGAAATGAGGTGGATACAATTCTAAGTCCACAACAACAAATATTCAACGAAGTTTACAGAGTGTGTTTAGCGCTTGGGTACTCAACATATGATTACCTGCCCGCAAAAGAAGCCAGTTACCCATTCGTATTCATTGGTGAACAGTTTGACCAGGATAGGGCTAACAAGTCCACAGTGACGGGAAACGTTCAACAAACTATCCACATTTACCACGATTACAGAAGGCGCGGCGATGTAACTAGTATGATGAATGCAATCAAGCGTGAATTACGCAAACTTAAACACACGAGAAACTTTTATATCAATGTAAGAAATATAAACTCACAAATTCTACCCGACAATTCCGCTGCGCAAGCGTTATTACATGGAATTGTCGAGGTAGATTTTCATTTTAATTAAAAATAATGGAGGTTTTATAAATGGCAGAAATGCAGCAAGGTAGAAATAGGATTCTTTTGTTCCGTCGGTTGAAAGATTCGAATACAGAAGCAGCTAAACTAGTTTTCCAGACAGGACACACATTTTCTTTAAGTCGTGCAATCGATAGAATCATCACGAAAGACGGAAGCATTAATAAAATTGGAGAACTTGAAACAGAAGTATCTATTGAAGCTATCCAAGCGAAGAACGATCCAGTTGGTGAAATGCTTCGCGATTCGTTTATAAAAGGAGATAAACTCGAATTGTGGGAAGTCACAATTGACGAGGACCTGAAAAACGAAGAAGGGAAATACCCAGCAGTATATGCACAGGGGAATCTTGATGGATGGGAATGGACTTCTGAAGCAGAGGACGAATCCACAGTTTCAAGTACATTCTTTGTGGAAATGGAACCGCAATTTGACTATGCAACACTTACAGAGGAGCAGCAAGAAGCGGTACAGTACGCATTCCGCGATACTATCGCAACACCAGACGGTGCATAAGGGAGAGGGCTAATTGCCTTCTCTTTTTATTTTGACAATAACCATGAAATGAGGAATTTAGATGAAATTTAAAATTGATGGCGAAGAAAAAGAATTAAATTTTGGTGTGCGTTTTGCAGCAGAGCTAGACGAATCAGAGGCTGCTTACCAAACTGAAGGAATTACTTTTGGAATGGGCCTTATGCTTTCTGAAAACAAACTAAGCATGGGTAACATAGGGGCGCTTGCATTAATTGTTAAATGTGCGTTGCATCGTGAGAACGTAACACTTGATGAAGTTTATGACGCATTAGATGTGTATGCCGATAACGATGAGTTGGACGACTTATTTACGAAAGTTGAGACTGAACTAAAAAACTCAAACGCGGTCCGCTCAGCGAAAACGAGAATGGAGAAGGCAAGCAAGGAAGCGAACCGCATTCAAGGCGTACAAGCCGTGAAACCTACGAAGAAATAATACTTAATGCATTTCGTTATCTCGGTTATAAAACGCTTGAAGAAGTCGAGTGTATGACTTTACCGGAATATTTGTATCGGATGAAGGCATACTCCCTCTCCCGTGTGGACGAAGAATACGACATGCATTTACAAGCGTGGTTGCACAGGGATATAAATAGCACGAAAAAACAAGGACAAAAAGAAGTTTATGCATATCAAAGTTTTAAAGACTTCTTCGATTACCAAAAACGAATTGACGATATAGAAAAACCAAAAATAGCATCACTCGACCAAAAGAGTAAGGAAATGGCGCGCATTGCGGCACAAGTCAATTCAGAAAGGAGGTAAACGATGGCAGAAAGTTATTCCGTAGAAGCGGTACTGAAAGCTAAAGTTGACGGTTTTGTTAATGGATTTAAGCAAGCTACGTCTGCGGCAGAAAACTTTGTGAATAAGAATCAAAAGACATTCGAGTCATTTAGACAAGTTGGGGCGGCAGCAACGGCGGGCGGTGTTGCAGTTAGTAGCGGTTTAGCGTTTGCTGTTAAAAAAGCGGGAGAGTTCGAAAGTGGGATGTCTTCTGTTGCGGCTGTTAGTGGGGCTACTGGCAAAGATTTAGAAATGCTTACTCAAACTGCTCGTGATTGGGGAGCGTCAACTTCTTTTTCAGCAACCGAAGCGGCAAAGGGTCTTGAGTATATGGCCTTAGCTGGGTGGGACACCCAACAGATGATGGGTGGTATTGGTCCGGTACTTCATTTAGCCGAAGCCGGAGCACTCGATTTAGGTAGAGCGTCCGATCTCGTTACTGATTCAATGGCTGGTCTAGGTCTTGAGGTTAAGGACCTTGAAGGATATTTAGATAAAGTGGCAACCACTGCGGCTAATTCCAACACAGATATAGACGCAATGATGGAAGCTTATGTAATTGCCGGTGGTAAGTTTAAAGAATTGAATGTCCCGTTAGAAGAATCGGCTACATTCTTAGGAGTGCTTGCGAACCGTGGTTTTAAAGCGAGTGAAGCAGGTACTGCAATTAACGCTATTATGACAAGACTTACTTCGACCACTGGACCCGCTGCAAAGCAATTGAAAGCGATGGGTATATCTGCATATGATTCTGAAGGTAATTTCAGAGGAATGGAAGCCGTCTTGGAAGATGTTAGAAAGAAAATGGAAACAATGACGGACGCAGAAAGAGCGAATGCTTCTGAAAAGCTAGCGGGACTTAACCACGGGAAGACGTTTACTGCAATGCTTTCAGGCTTAGGTGACGAGTACCAAGATTTGAAAGGCAAAATAGTAGATTCCGAAGGCGCTCTTTTAGCTATGAGGAACACGATGAAAGACAACTTGCAAGGAGATTTAGAGAACCTTTCATCAGCTTTCGAGGAAATTGCAATTGCAATTGGTACAACATTACTTCCGCATGTTAAAAATATGATTGCGTTTATCCAGTCTTTGGCTG